TAGGGTCAGCGTAGTAGCAGATTCTAGCAAATATAACTTTATTCTTGTATTTACCAGTCTCATCAATGCCATTAACAATCTGTAGCTGTAAACTAATCTGCCTGTAAGTATTCTCATTGTTAATCTGATGTTCTGCCTTCTTAATCTTAACTCTAACATTCTTTGAGGGCGGGATTGTTACTTTCTGCTCAACTATATCATCTAAACTGCCTATATCAATTGGCTCTACTCCTGCATAGTGAGCAATAGACTCATTGAAGCCTTCCTCAACTCCTAAACTATCTTCGAAATTATCCATTTTAATCCTCCTCTCTTATTAATTTGTATAGTTCATTGTTTAACAATTTATTAGCAACCTTTAACACTTCTTTAATCTGAGCAATATTAACTTGCACTTTCAATGCCTCTCCTTTTGCAACTGCTTCTGAAAACTTAGCAATGTTCATTTAACCTCCTTTTAATAATTATTGACACCAAGTGCAAGCTGATTTACAAAAACTCCACATATAGCCACGCCTTGTGCAGTCATTTACGCAGTTCCATTCTGTTTGACAGTATGCGTAGGCATTTACAGCTATAATCGAAAGCAATGTTAAAGCCAATATTAGCTTCTTCATTTTACCTCCTTCTGTTTTAGAGTTTGGTTAATAACTTCCATTAACTTTACATAGCTAATGTCTTCAATTATTTCTGGAAGAGGAATTCTACTTTTTGCGTTGCGACTATTTCCCTTATTAGTTCTAGCAAAGTATCTATACTTAGTAGCTTCCTTCATTTTAGACAAATAGAATACTAAGCTAAACATTCCATCTACCTTATCTCTAAAGCCACCCAATATGTTGGCAAGAACTGGAGTAGTCTTGTCAGGTTTCTTATCCAAGGCTTCATCGCTCTCAAGTTGTTCGTGAGCTGTAATAACAACATTGCCAGGAAACGTAAGCAATTCCATTAGTGTAAACTGATATAACCATCTAGCCAACTTGCCATACATAGCCATAGTATTGACCGCTCCACTATTAGTTAGCTCTTTCTCAAACTGCTCAATGTAAATCCATCTGTTCTCTGATAAGAAAGTCATATTGTCCAGCACTAGTGTTTCAATCTTTCCTTCCTTAGCTAGTTGCTTAGCCTCCAAAGTAGCCTTGCTAATCTCTTGGAATATTCTAGCTGTATCAGCAGGTGAGTTAGGAATTAACTCTTCGCAACCAACAAGATTCTTTCTTAGCTCTTGATTTGTCATTATAGTATCCATTCCACCTGGTTCCGTAGATAAGAAGTAAGTTTTAGGGAACGTCGCTGCCAAGTGTGTCTTTCCAGTTCCAGAAGCTCCTATACACATCATCTTAACTAGGAATTTCCTATTGCTTAACTCTGCAATCGTCTTCATACTGCCTCCTTGTTATTATTCAGATACTCTAGTGGGTTATAGTTCTGATACAATTGTTCTTTAATCTGCTCATCGTTGCAGTTAACACACAACTCTCTAAATCCACAACCTTTAAACTGGTGACAAGCATTCTCATTCTTGGGAAACTTATTCATATCAATGCTAGTCTGTAATCTACTAGACCAATCAATAACATTCTGCTCAAAGTCCTGTAACTGTTGCTTATTCCTATTAACAATATCCCTAACAAAGTTACACCAAAATCCAGCTGGCTCTCCCTTATAAGCTCTCTCTCTATGCCCTAAACAAATAGCATCAATAATCATTCCAGAACATTGACCATATCTTTGTTGAGCATACAAGCAATAGCCACTAACCTGCATATTGGGGTCAAACTGATAAAAATAGTTGTAAGGAATTGAGCTAGTAGTCTTGTGGTCAAGAACAAAGATGCCAGCATTAGACTCAACAATTCTATCTATCTTTACAGTATATTCTATATTTCCTATATTGTAAGTATCAGTAATTTCAACTTCTAAGGTCTTTAAGTGAGTATCAGATAGTTCATTGGTAGGAGTCTGATAGTAATTATAATATCTGTCTAATAGTAGCAATCCATTGGCAGGAGTCTTGGCTTTTTCTGTATCAAGACCATTAAAGTTTAATGTGAACCAGTCCTTGGCCTTCTCAATGCTATTATCTTTATAGTAAATCTCTAATGCTTTATGAATGCAATGGCCAAAGTCCTGATGCAAGTCTCTTTCATCATACTTAATCTTCTTGAGTTTATCAATGTATCTGAGTTGATACTTTCTTGGGCAGGTGATAAAGGTTTGTAATTGACTATAGTCTATTTTCATAACAAGCTCCTTACTTTTATTATATAGTTAGACTTTAGTAAATCGGTACTTGCCTAATGCTTCTTTGGCAACTGGGATAGCCTTATCTGTATTAGTAACCTTATTAGTTATTTCAATAAACTCAGAAGTAGTAAGAGTATTCTGCAAGAAGCCCTTAATTAGAAGCAGGTCTACTCCAGCAGAAACAAAAGATAGAATCAATCTTAAGTCCTGTAAGTCCTCTTCAACATAAAGTCTGTAGCCATTATTCTCATCTCTTTTAACTTTGAGCAATCCTTGCTCCTCATAGAAGAATAATCTGCCAGGCTTGACTTCTTCTCCAAACTCTTGAGTAAGTTGAGTTGTTACTTCATTGGTCTGATAATACTTCTCAGTCATAAAATCCTCCTTTAAGCGTGGCAGTAATTATACTAGAACTTTATAGTTTAGTCAAGAGAATTTAATTCTTTCTTTAGGGTATATCTATCATACAGTGGTTCAATGGTAATCTTATAATACTGCTCATCGTCAATAAACTGCACAATTCCCTCAATACCTTTAGCGCAATAGTTTGACTCCTTAACTATGAAGTGCTTCTCCTGTTGTGGATGCACTAACTTGCACCATACATCAATCAAGTGGCTTAACATATCTGACCTCCTTTCTAATATGGCTATAATCAGTCAAAAACAGCTCAAATTTCAATTATCTAGCTTAGAACGAGTCCTAGCTTGACTTTTCCTTAAATCGCCCTTTTTGACGCAAAAACGCATAGTTGTGCTTTTCCAACGAAAAGTCATTATAATCCTTCTCTGACTTGTCGTAAATCTTCTTTAAGCTAAAGCCATCCATCCAAGCTTTCTTCTTCTTCTTTTTTATCTGTAGCATAATAATATAATCCAACATATGATTACAATACTAATAGCAAGCTTGACCATTAAGCCTCCTAGCCTGCCTCTCTTCCCACTCTAACCAATCTTCTACTGCAGCTATTAGGCCAAGCTCGTGAATATTCTCTTCAAACAACATTCTGCTAGTCTCTGGCAGGTCTCTCATAATATCCTTAGCAAGCATTCTATAATCCATATAACTCCTAAACTCTTGTATAGTCATAGTGCCTCCTACTTTTCTTTCTTTTCTTTTAATATCTCTAATACCTTATCATATGTTTCAAGACTGCCTTTCTTAAATCCATCATTGAATCCTATATCATAAGCTTTCTTGTAGAGCTTAGCATTAGATTTAATGTGAGACTCTATTAATTCCTTAAAGAAATTATTCTCTTTCATTTTTTCTCCTTTCATACATCTCTCCCAGAGACATCTCCCTAGCTTCTTCTTCTGATAACCTGCCATCATCAACAGCATAGTTTATTCGTTCCATAATCAAATCATAGTAAAGGTCTTTGTCTGTATCCATTTTTACCCCCTATTTTTTACTAGCCAATACTTGACATTTTTAACCCAGTTAGCATTTAACTTACTATCACTCAAGGGACAAAACCTATCACGCATAAATTCAATAAAGCACTTTGGTTTATTAGCTTTAAGCCAGCGTTTATAATTATTGACTACTGATTGCCTGCAAATACGCTTGGCATAGGCAACATTGCCTTTAGTATCAATAGACTTGATTCCGTAGGGGAAATTGGTCTTTGCTCCACTTTCTGCTTTATAGATAGCGTTTACAACTTCATTAACGCTATAATTGTCAGCCCTAGCTACCCCTAAAAACAAAAAGAAAAGGATTATATTAATAATTGTTGCGGTTATAGTATAGAATTTTAAGCGTTGATAGTTTTCGTTATTCATAGTTACCTCGATTATTCTGTCTGTCTTGTTTCGGCGTCTTCACAAGACTCAATTGCTTCGCATTCAGTGCATTTCAAATGATAATATCTACAGTTCTGACAATAAACTTCTTCTGTGTATTCGTGATTACATTTCGTAGTAGAAGTATATTTTTTCATTTTATCCTCCTTTCGTTTTAGATTTAGTTCTATTTTATTATTCTTACATAAGAAAGCATACTACAAACTATAGAGTTTGTCAAGAGAAATCTTTGCTAAAACACAACTTTCTACTTAAGCCAATAAACCCTAATATATAGGTAAGTCTATACTATATCCATAGTAGTCATTATAACCATATCTAGCTAGACAGAATTAACTTGACTCTTATAGATTAACAATTATAATAAAATTAAGTATATAGAATTGTAACAAGCTCAACCCAGCTTATATTAGACAGGAAGCTCGCACAAAAAACTGACGGTTAATAACCAAAGAGAGAGCTTATTCCATTTATCAATATGAGCTGGGATTTTTTATAACTTAATAAACTTAAATGTATAAAAAGCAATCTTGGAGAAAGATGAGAGCAATACTTACCTCATTAAAAAGAGGTTCAAGTATTGAGGCTTCTTGTAGTGCTGCTAATGTTTCTGTAGTATCATTCTGGACTTGGAGAAAAAGAGACGCTAGGTTGGATGAATTAGTCAAGTCTATTTATGAGTCAAGAGTAGCTATAGTTGAAGATGTTTTGTATGAAACAGCATTGGATGGAAATACTACAGCACAAATATTCTTTCTAAAGAATAGAGCAGTTGATAGGTGGCGTGATAGAAATGAACACGAAGCAGTTAATGTAACTAATACAGTCTACAATATCCAATCAAAAGAATTGTTGTCGAAAGATGACAAGGAATTAATTAATGCCAATCAAAGGCAACACTCTAACAATTGATATTGGTTACCATCCGCTTGATAAACAGGCACAATTCCATCAGTCAGACGCAAGATATAGATTATATATAGGAGCTTGGAGAGCAGGAAAAACATTTGCTGGTTGTCAAGAAGCATACAAGCATTCTTGGTTATATCCTGGTAATGTAGGCGTTATCTTCAGAAAAGATTTTACAGACCTCAGAGACACCACAATGAAGACTATGCTTGAAGTAATTCCACCAGAAGACATAAAATTATTCAATAAGTCAGAACATAAATTAGTTACTCAGAGTGGTTCTGAGATATACTTCAGGCATCTCAAGGATGGACTTAAGCTTGGTTCTCTATCACTAGGCTGGTTCTTTATTGACGAAGCTGAGGAAGTAACTGAAGAAGTATTTAATTATTTGCAAGGCAGAATCTCGTTGAAGAATACAGCGTGTAAAGGTTGGCTAGTAAGTAACCCTCCAAATACTGACCACTGGATTTATAAAAGATTTGAGAATAATCCAGACCTAGACTATGCAACATTCCACGCATCTACTTATGAGAACAAGGATAACCTGCCAGATTCTTACATAACAAGCTTAGAGAAAATGCCAGAGTCTTGGCGCAAGAAATACTTAGAAGGACAATATGGTTTTACTCCTGACGGTGACCCATTCTATCAAGGCTTTATCGAGTCTCTACACTCTAGAGACCTTTCATATAATACCGAGAAGGTCATCTATCGGGCTTGGGATTACGGATTTCGTCATCCTTTCTGCTCATTTCATCAAATAGATAGTAAGGGCAGATGGCTCGTCTTAAAGGAGGTTATGGGAGAGAACCTAACCATTGATAGATTTGGCTACTATATCAAGACTCTATGCAGCGAATGCTTTCCTCGTATGCAGTTTGAAGACTTTGGAGACCCTGCAGGGCTACAGAAATCAGATAAGTCTGAGAAGACATCTGTAGAAATCTTAGCTTCTATGGGTATCTATTGTGTTTCTAAACCTTCTACATATCGGGAACGCAAGGAAATCATAGAGAGGAAACTTGCTACTCTCATTGACGGTATTCCTGCATTGGTTATAGATAGGAGTTGCAAATGTATCATTGATGGCTTTCTCGGAGGCTATCA